AAGAATATGCTTTGGCCCCTCTGGTTGGATCAAATAAATGTATTTTAGATAACAAAAAGGTAATTATCTCATGTTGTAAATGTTCTAAATTACTTACCTCTGTATGGTAAAATTTAAAAGTATGAATAATATTTTCTGTTAACTTAAAATAGGGGTAATGAATATGCTTAGCATATATATCACTCCTTATCTTAGGGTCTTTAGTATTGTTGTAGAGAACTATAGCGTCCTCCGTATCTTGAGTAAAATAATTTTTACTCTTTTTTCGTCTTTTTTTTACCATTAGTTGATTTTAAACCTTGTGATACCATCTTGTATTACCTTTATTTGTTTGAAAAACCAACCAATTTCATCATCACTCTTAAATGTCCCTTTTTCGTCTATCTTTTTTAAACGATCGTCTGCAATCTCAATTTGTTTATTAAATTCTGTTATATAATCATTATACTGAAGAATAATATCTTCTTGCTTCTCAGTTTTGCGAAGTAAATTCCACGTAGTAAATCCTAAAACTACTACTGAAATGCCTAATATTATTATCGTTGTAATCATAAACTATCTAACATATTTTTTAAACCTGGGCTTGAAATTGTATTTAGTGCCTTTGATTTAGTACTCTTATTTGACGTCAATGTATAATTCTTTTTTGGCGCCGCCACGCTATTTTGTGAAAACTTTGGGAGCCATTCAATTTCAAATTCAATTCGCGCAGCCATCATATCAGCTTGATGCAAAATGAATGGTAGAGATGTGCGAGGTTTTGTTTCTGGCATGAATGATTTTAAGTATTTTTCATTAGCCGAATCATATAAACCATCATGTGTTTGAATAGCTAACATTTCATTAAATGTATATTTGATATCGTGAGATTGTAGTAAAAATAAACCTCTATCAGGCACAGCAGCAAAAGCAATTTTCTTGTTATGCATATATTCTTCACCTAATTTATCTCGTCTCCATTGATCAGTCTGAGGGATGTAAGATTCATTTTGAGCATCACCCATTTTACCTAAATCATGATTAATAGCAGAAAAAACTAATTCTTCAATAGTAAATGTAGATGTATCCATTCCAAACTGTTCCCAAACACCATACATTTTTAAAGATGCATCAACAACTCTATTTACATGGTCAACATATCCACCTGGAAATGCTGAATGGTATTCTTTTTTATGTGATGCGGGCATTAATATTATTCGTTCTTCATATTTTTTATAGAAGTCTAATAATTTTTGTTTACGATCACCTGTAATGTGTTCGCTGATGTTGTTGTTAAATGTTTCCCAATTCGATTGAATTTGTTCTGCTGTTAGTTTCATAACTTTTATTATTTATTTATATTTGTAACGTTTAATCCCTTTATCCCCTGGTGCCTTTGTTTCAATTCCCATTTTTTCCTAAACCCTGTGATTCCAAGGTACCGAAAGGATTTTAAATAGGCACGGAATTTTCAATATCTCTTTTAAAGTTTTTTATTTTTAATAACTTGGCACATCTTTCATACTGTTCTACATCGGGCCCTTGAAAATATAATATGGCTTGATTTAATGAAGTAACAAATGGTTTTGTTTTAAAATCCATAATTGCCTCCAAATGATTTCTATCAGTCATATCAATTTTAGATATATAATGCCATGCACGATTAAATACAGTAAATTCAGATGCTCTTCTAGCTTCATTCACATCATAGTCTGGTTTTTCAGATTTAAGAAATTTTTCTAATTTCATGTGAAATACATTGTGGTTGATAATAAGCTTCGTAAACATACCTAATTTAGTAAATGGTTCATCTAATACAGAATCAGTCATAGTGATTAATTCTTTACCATTACCCTTATCTTCGGGTTGTTCAAATAATTGAAACATTTTATCTTTGTCTATCATCTTTTTCCACCTTGATATTCAACTGCATGTCCTTCACTTATCATTAAATCATTAACGTTTTTTTCTCCTAAAAATATATTGCCTAAGCATCTACCATATTTACCTACACCTTGGGAATGTAATATAAAATCATTATTGTGCTTACCCAAAATATCTTTCAGAAATGCTTTTGCGGCTAGGCCTCTAGCTTTTTCTTCTAAATCTCTGGTTCTTGATTCCGGAGCATTCATACCGACTAATCTAATTCTAATTTTTTTCCAGGTATCAAATCCCAAATCAATGGTTGCATCAATGGTATCACCATCAACTACTCTGACACATTTTGCGTTATATATGTACATAATATCAATTTATTATACATATTGACTAATCGCTTTCCTGGTCCCTAAGTTTTTGGATATATTGAGCTTTTTGTTTTTGTCTACGCTTAATTACACTAGGTTTAACAAATTCTTTCCTATCCCTAATGTCCTTCTGAGTACCCGTATCTCTAAACTTGCGTTTTAGCTGTTTAAGAGCTTGCTCAATTTTTTGTCCTTTTTTAACTTTTATTATTAACATCTAATTTATTTATATCTACTTCAATTTGAGTTTTAATTGCTTCCAATTTAGCATATTCCTCAACAACATTTTCTTGTTTAGGATTTGCGGGGTGAAACCTGTAATAATCCTCCATTATTGTTGAAACTGCCATTAAATCATTAATTAGCTCAACTCTAGGATCACGTTCTTGAGGTTGTTCACTTGTAATATTCATATTGTTATACATTTTAATTTTATTTTCATTAATACTTTTAAACCTTTGATCTATACTATTCATAACTATTTATTTAAATTGCTTACCTATTTTTTCTACTATTTCTTGTATATCACCTAATCGAATTCTAAAAAATTCTCTTTGGTTATTAACGCGATACGGTTTCATTGCATGATGTACTTCGCTTTCTAATAGTTCGCCGTTAAAACAACGGTAAGCCCATGCTACTTCGTATGGAACTGGCACACCCGTTGCGTTAGAAAGTTGTTTTGCTCGCTCATCTGGTGTTAGTTTTGTATATCCTACCTTATATAATCCTGGCATACTACTATTTTTTAAAACATATACCCATTGATCTCCCTCACCTTTCTTATTATAAATACCACGTTTCTTAGCAGTATAATAAGTAACCTTTTCCCAACCATCTTTAGCTGGTGTTAAAGTAAAATATTTTGCTGCATCAATACTTGTATCTGAGTAATTTTCTTTTACTGGGATATATTTTTTAGATTGTTCTACTGTAAGTCTTTCCATTAGTGTACAATTATATTAAATTCATTTTCTATTTCAACTCTTTCACCAACATCATTATTAAATAATGTTTTAGTCATAATTTTTAATGTATCCCCTACCATAGTATCATCTAAATAAAACTGTTGTCTAGGATTATAGTTATATTTACTTCTAGTTCCAATTAAAGTTTCAGCATATGGACATTCCCAACAGAAATTTTTCTGTATTTGATAACCAGCTATATTTAAAGGTGGTTGAATTTGTGCTATATCTGTAAGAGTATATTCATTATTGCCAATTGGTATTAAATTATTCCAATCTCCATTAGAAAACCAGCTTAATACTGAATAAATTGGCACAGTAAATGTTAATGAGTCAAAAGCTATCCAATAATCTGAGTCATATATCGTTTCTATTAATGGAACTTTGTTAATAACATATTCATCTGCTAATTGATCTAATTCTCCCCTAATAGTAAAATACTTAGGACCGTAAAACTCAATATGCCAGTAATTATTTGCATCTTGATAGGCATCAGGTTGAACTTGTTCGTCAATATAAAATATAGCATTGCAATCTCCGTCTACACAAGGGTAGGGTTTAATAAGCTCCTCTGGGCTACATGCCCAAAGGAAACTTATCAAGGTTATGTAAATAAACTTTTTCATTATGCTACTAATTCTAATGCTTTACTAAACATTTTCTTATTTACGTCCTGATCTTGCTTGAAATTTTTAATAATTCTAGCTTGACGTAATTTTCCTGATGGTGTTTTATATTCAAAATTACCATCAATAATATTTTCTTGGATTCTATTAAATACTTCCCAAAGCATATTTCCTTCATCTGCTTTACGTTGAACATTTAAAACTTCCTCAACTGCTTGATCACCAAAAGTATTTTCTGTACCTTCTACTCTAATATCTAGAAACGATTTAGCAAGATCAAACATTTGCTCTTCTTGTAATTCAACTTCTTTCATCTTATTCATTGCTTCAACAGTTAAAGGTAATCTTTCAACCATCTCTTTAATAGTATCTTGTAAAGTTGAAAAATCATAACCCATATGACGGATCTTTACATCTTCAAATGTATCTGTAGCTATAACTAAACCATTTTCACAAATCATTCTAAATAATCCAGCTGTAAATTGGAATGAATTTTTACCATCGTGAGAATTTGTAAGTAATACTTGTGGGTAAACAGTATCACCATCTTCACCATTAATAACAACATCATTATTTCTAAAAACAACTAAATGCTTTTGAACACCTTGTGTTTTTTCTGTTCTAGCTTTAACTTGCTTAACATCAACAACACCCCATCCTAATAATTCCATATCATCAATTACCTTTTCAGTTGGAATGTGTGTGTACTTATCAGTAACCTCAGTTGAAGGTTTCATTGTAAAAATACTTGGAGCAATTTCATTCATTACTTCCTTATTCATAAACTCTACTTTTTGTAAATCTAACATAACTTTTATTTATTTAATTAATTATTTATTTATACCTAAATATACGAAAGGCTGCTTGGGAAGCCAAGCTTCCCATGCATTACTTTCAATTACTTTTTTACCAATAAACTTGGAGAAACTGTATACTGACCACCTATTCTACCATTACCAACATCACTAGCTTGAACTTTAATATTCTTACTATTAATTTTAATAACTCTA